TTTTCAAAAATTACGTGTACTGCAATTAGTTCTACTCAATGGAAAGTTGATGTAGAGTCTGGTTGTACAGGATCACCAGCAACTCCGTTTAGTGCGGCAGTAAGTTAATAATTAATTTAGTGTGGGCCTTCGGGCCCACATTTAAATTTAGGAGAATATAAAATTATGAAGAGTGATGTAAAAGCAGTAAGAGTTACAGCTACTGGTGCAGTCTTTGCAGGAAGAACAAGACTAAGAGGACTTATTCTTGCTTCTGATGGCGGCGGCGCTGGAACTATAATCTTACAAGATAATTCAGATAGTACGACTTTATTTCAAGGAGACTGTCCAACAGGAGATGTTTTCGCATTTAATATCCCTGAAGACGGAATATTATTTCCAGGTGGAATGAAGGTTTCAACTATTACTAATATTGCAGGTGCAACATTTTTAATAGACAAGTAGGAGGCTAAATGGCTAACACTACTTCTGGTACAACTATTTTTGATAAAAATTTTGCTATCGATGAAATAATCGAAGAAGCTTATGAAAGGATAGGTATGCAAGGCGTATCTGGTAATCAGTTACGTATGGCTAGAAGATCCTTAAATATAATGTTTCAAGAGTGGGCTAATCGTGGTCTTCACTATTGGGAAGTAGCAAACAACAATCTTACTTTAGTTGATGGTCAGGCAACATATACAATGTTCAGAGCAACATCTGACGGCACTTCTGATGCTACAGCTATTTATGGTGTTGATGATATATTAGAGGCTTCTTATAGAAACTCTAATGTTGATACACCTCTTACAAAAATAAATAGATCTCAATACCAAGCTTTATCTAATAAAACATCTGAAGGAACTCCAACACAATACTTTGTACAAAGATTTATAGATAAAGTTACAATTACTTTATATTTAACACCTGGTTCAACAGAAGCAGGTAATACAATTAACTATTATTATGTAAAAAGAATACAAGATGTGGGTGACTACACAAATGCAACGGATGTACCATATAGATTTGTACCATGTATGGCTTCCGGTTTAGCTTTTTATTTAGCACAAAAATTTAAACCACAGATGGTCCAACAAATGAAAATGCTTTATGAAGATGAATTACAGAGAGCTTTACAAGAAGATGGGTCTTCATCTAGCACATATATTAGTCCAAAAGTTTATTATCCGGAGGCATAATGTCAAATCTATCATCAGGTAAATATGCAAAATTTATATCAGATAGATCGGGACAAGAGTTTCCTTATTCTGAAATGGTAATTGAATGGAATGGAGCTAGAGTTCACATATCTGAATTTGAAAAGAAACACCCACAACTAGAACCAAAACCACATTCAGCAGATGCACAGGGTTTATTGAATGCAAGACCTGCAAGAACAGAACCCGCTGTTGCAAGAGTTCTAACATTAAACCCATTTAAAATTACAAACAGTTCAACAACTGTAACTGTGTTTGAAGAAAATCATGGTAGATCTACAAGCGATGTAGTTAGATTTAGAAATGGTGAAGGTAATTTTGGTATAACAACAGCAGATATAAATAAATCTGCAGGATTTACAATTACCAAAGTTGATGCTAATAATTATACATTTACAGCTGCTGGCACAGCGACTGCAAATACAAATATAGGAGGAGGAAATGTATCCGCTGGTCCGGTTACATTATCACCATAATGGCAGGATTTACTTACGACAACTTGGTAACTGATATTAGAAACTACACAGAAGTAGATTCTAACGTATTGACTGCAGCTATTATCAATAGAATTATTGAAGATGCAGAGTTTAAAATTTTAAGAGAAGTTCCTATTGATGCTTATAAAAAACAATCAACAGGTAATTTAGTTACAGGACAAAACACTATAAACGTTCCTGCGAAAACTTTATTTGTAAAAGGAGTTCAGGTATATGATTCAACTTCAGCAGCAACAGGATCTAATACTTATTTAGAAAAAAAAGATGAAACATATTTACAGGAATATGTACCTTCAACAGAATCTGCTAAAAGAGGTAAACCTAAATATTACGCTATGTTTGGCGGAGCTACAGGAACAACAGATACGACTTCTGGAAGACTGTTTTTAGCTCCGGCTCCAGATAGCACCTATGTGTTTAAAATTCATTATGAAGCTATCCCAACTGGATTATCAAGTTCAAATACAACCACTTACATAAGTCAATATTTTCCAAACGGCCTATTATATGCATGTTTGGTAGAGGCATATGGGTTTTTAAAAGGTCCAATGGATATGTTGACACTTTACGAAAATAAGTATAAACAAGAGGTACAGAAGTTTGCTGCAGAGCAACTTGGTAGACGTAAAAGGGACGATTATACAGACGGTACTGTTCGTATTCCAGTTCCTTCACCGACACCATAACAGGAGATAAATTATGGCAATTACATCGGCAGTATGTTCAAGTTTTAAACAAGAACTTTTACAAGGTAAACACGATTTTGATTCAGCAGGTGGAGACACTTTTAAAATAGCTTTATATGATAGTGATGCAAGCTTAGGAGCATCTACTACAGATTATTCTACATCAGAAGAAATAACAAACACATCAGGATCTGCATACACTGCAGGTGGAGCAACTTTAACAAACCAAGGTGTGTCGTTATCTTCAACGACTGCATTTACAGACTTTTCAGATGTAACATACACATCAGCTTCTTTCACTGCAAACGGAGCTTTAATTTATAACACAACAACAGATGGTGGTTCTTCAACAACTGATGCTGTGTGTGTTATTGCATTTGGTGGTGACAAGACTGCAACTAACGGAACATTTACAATTCAATTTCCAACAGCAGACGCTAGTAGCGCAATTCTAAGATTAGCATAGGAGTAGCCCATGTCGGTTGACTCAGGATGGGGCCGATTTACCTGGGGACAGGCATACTACGGTCAAGATAATTTATTAGCTACAGGTTGGGGCGCAAAAACTTGGAATGCTGGTGAATGGGGAAACCTTGCAGATGAAACTGTTACTCTAACAGGTGTATCTACAACAGCAAGCGTTGGTTCATTAACATTAACAGGAACAGCTGTTGTTGAACTAACAGGAGTATCAGCAACATTTAGTGTTGGATCAATAGCTCCTGCAATTGATGTAACACCGAACATACCTAGTTTATCTTTTTCTGGAAACGTTGGATCATTTACAAACGTAATCGATGTTGCGGTTACACCTTCCGGTGTATCTACAAACAGTGCTTTGGGTGTCATTACACCTGCAGATCAAGTCATGGGTCTGACAGGTCAAGAATTTACAGCAGAACAAGGTACAGCTGTAGCACCAAACCAAGATGTTTCAGTATCTGGTTTTGAATCTACTATATCTCAAGGCACAGCTATTGCTTTCTCAGGAACTCTTGTTCAACCAAGTGGTTTCTCTATAACTTCTTCTTTAGGTTCGGTTGTTGTTCCTAATGAAGATGTTACTCTAACAGGAGTATCTGCAGAATTTAGTTTAGGAAGTTTGGTAGGATTAGGTTCTGCTGTCGCTGCTTTATCTAGTCAAACAATAACTTCTTCTGTAGGATCCATTGACCCTGCAGATCAAGTAATGGGTCTAACTGGTGTATCATTCAGTTCTTCTGTAGGTGCTATTGAGCCAGCAGATCAAGTGGTCGGATTAACTGGAGTATCATTTAGTGCCTCTTTAGGAGAGCCATTTATAATACATTATGAGGATGTTGACACTGGTTCTAATACATCTTATAGTGCAGTTTCAACAGGATCGAATACAAGTTATTCTGATGTTGCAACTGGATCAAATACAAGTTATAGTGACGTCGCATAGGAGAAAAATATGGCTTCAACATACACGCCTTTAGGGGTAGAACTTCAAGCAACTGGTGAAAACGCCGGTACATGGGGTACTAAAACTAATACAAATTTACAACTTTTAGAACAAATAATAGGTGGATTTACAGCACAAGATATAGCAGGTGGTGCACAAACTACAGCTTTAACTATTTCAGATTCTGGAACTGGTGATGTAGCCGGTCACAGAATGATTGATTTCACAGGAACAATTACAGGAAATCAAATTGTAACAATACCTTTAGATGTTCAAACTTTTTATATTTTAAGAAATTCAACTTCAGGAGCATATACAGTTCAGTTTAAATATGCATCTGGTTCAGGATCCTCGTTTACTTTTGCAACAACAAACAAAGGAACTGCAATAGTATTTGCAGCAGCGAATGATGGAACTAATCCAGACATTATAGAAATTCAAACAGGTGGAGATGTTGTAGACGATACATCACCACAACTAGGTGGAAATTTAGATACTAATTCTTTCATGATAGACTTTGATGATGCTCATGGTCTTAGAGATGAAAATGGAAACGAACAATTAATTTTTG